AGCATGCGGTTCAGCTTCAAAGCAGACGATCCGCGTGGCGTGCTCAAACGCGCTTACGACGATACCGAGCAGGCGGTCTCGGCCGCCATGACCGATGTCCAAGCCGGCCTCAAGGACGAACTGCGCGAGCAGGTTGTGTCGGCCGGTATGGGCGCGCGCCTTGCCAAGACGTGGCGCGGCAAGCGGTTCCCCGAAGCGCGGCCGAGCATCAATGCGGCGGCTTATGTGTGGACGCGCGCTCCCGACATCGTGGACGCCTTCGAACGCGGCGTTCCGATCATCGCGAGAAGCCGCCGCTTCCTGGCCGTCCCGACCAAGGATGCAGGCGTCAGCCATACGACGGTGAAGAACAAGCGGCTCACGCCTGCGATCTGGGAAACGGAAACAGGCGTCAAGCTGCGCTTCGTCCCCCGCGGAAGCCATGCGCTGCTCGTGACCGATGCGTCCTATGCGCGCCAGCCGGCGCGATGGCGGCGGCGGAAATCCTTCAAGCCGATCCGAACGCCGCTGGCCGGCGGCCGGCGGTTGCTCGTGATCTTCGTCCTGGTGCCGATGGTCCGGCCAGGCAAGCGGTTCGATGTCGAGGGCGCGGGCAATCGCTGGGCCGACCGTGTGGACGGTCTCATTGCGCAGCATTGGAGCGACTGAATGGCAAGCCACCGCGAGGAGGTGCTTGACGCGATCAAGGCCCTCATTGCCGGCTCACTGCCCAATGCGGAGGTCAAGCGCAACCTCGACAAGCCCGAACGCATTCCGCCCGGTGGTCTCGTCATCATTCGTGACGGCGATCCAGGCGAACCCGAGGTTCTGCTCTCGCCACTGACTTACGTTTACGAGCACCGCATTCCGATCGAGCTCGCCGCCTTCGCGTCCGCCTCGCTGACGCGCGAGCAGGTGCTCGACCAGATGCTTGTCGCGATCGGCGCGGCCGTCGAAGCCGACCGCACGCTCGGCGGTCTGTGCGATTTCATCGAAACGGAAGCGCCCACGTCCGACGACCTCGAGACGGCCGGCGCGATCTCCGGCCGGTGGGCCGACGCGGCGATCATCGCCAGCTACGCTACCGCCAATCCTCTCACCTAACATCTCAAAACGGAGACTCTCATGGCCCGCGCTCGCGGCGCCAACGCCGTCATGGCGTTGGCGTTTGAATCCGCCTATGGCACGCCGCCCGGCTCCGGGTTCAAGAAGGTGCCGTTCGTTTCTGCCGCTCTCGGCGAGCAGCAGAACCTGATCGAAAGCGATCTCCTCGGCTACGGCCGCGATCCGCAGCAGCCCGCACGCGATGTCATCAATAATGATGGCGATGTAGTCGTCCCGCTCGATCTGCGGAATTTCGGCTATTGGCTGAAGCTTCTGTTCGGCGCGCCCGTTACGACGCAAGGCGCCGCCGCGCGCGGCAGCTTCACCTTCGACGCCCAGCCGACGGACAACAGCACGATTTCGATCGGCGGCGCGGACTGGACCTTCGTATCGAGCGCGCCATCCGGTGACGAAAGCCTGATCGGCGCAACGCTGCTCGAAACGCTCACGAACGCGGTGATCGGCCTCAACAAGAGCGCCACGTCCGCCTTGGCGGCGCAAACCTATTCGCTCAATCTCGCCGGCAACGCCATCCTCGTCACCTCCGATACGATCGGCATCGGCGGAAATTCGGTGACACTCGCTGCTTCGACCACGCCGGACTCAAACGCAACCGCCTCCGGCGCGACGCTTGCCGGCGGCTCCGCTTCCGGACCTTATAACCACGTCTTCACCTCGGGTGCGTTGTCGCTGCCCTCTGCGGGCATCGAGGTCGGCATGCCGGATGTTCCGAGCTATGGCATGAATTTCGGCGCGATGGCCGACAAGCTGACAATCCAGTTGCAACGCTCCGGTCTTCTAAACGGCACGGTCAGCGTGATCGCGCAGGGCGAGACGCGCAACGGCACGTCCAGCGCAGGCTCGCCCACCGAGCAGCCAATCGAACGCTTCACCCAGTTCACCGGCCAAATCCGCCGCGACGGCGTTCCGCTCGGCAATGTCGTGTCGGGGCAATTCAGTTATGCAAACGGCCTCGACAAGGTGGAGGTGATCCGGCCCGACGGTCGCATCGCGGGGGCGGACCCCGCCATGCTGGCCGTCACCGGGCAGGTGGGCGTCCGCTTCGCCGATACGTCGCTGCTCGATTTGGCGGTTTCTGGCACGCCCATCGAGCTCGTCTTCGAATGGTCGATTGCGTCTGGCAAGCTCCTGCGCTTCACCGTGCACAATGTGAACCTTCCGAAGCCAAAGCTGCCGATCACCGGCCCCGCCGGTGTGCAGGCGACCTTCGACTGGCAGGCATCCGAACATCCGGTTCTGGCGAAAACCTGCTCGGCGACGCTCGTCAACGACCTTTCCGCCTACTGACCCGCTCGCTTCGAGCGGCCCTCTTCCACCAGCACCGAGGATCACCATGCTCAAGCTCGCCGCGCGAGAGCGCGAACCCTATTGGCTCGACCTCCTTCCCGGCGTCCGCATCAAGGTCCGGCCGATCACCGTCGCCGCAATCATCGCCGCACGCCAAGCCGCGGCCGAAGCAATGAAGACGCCTGCGGACGACGGCATCTTCGTCGGCAGCGCCGCCTTCACGCGCTCGGTCGCACGCTGGGGCATTCTCGAATGGAAAGGCGTCGGCGATGCGGACGGCAATCCGATTACCCCGACGCCCGAAACTGTCGATGCGCTGCTTGAGCTCTGGCAGGCATTCGATGCGATAGACCGGCTCTATGTCGCTCCGGCGCTGATCGGGATCGACGAAAAAAACGCATCCTCGCTCTCGCCGAATGGCACTTCGGCGGGGGCGAAGCCTATTGCGCGGCGTGCCCGCAAACGTGCGCCGGCTGCCCATACCTAGAACACGCGCCGCGGACCGACGACGGCCAGGCCGCCTGGGAAGTATTCCGGCGGTCGGCCGGACAGGTGCGCGCCGTCATGGGCGGCGTTTACGGCCTCGACTTTTCCGCCGTCCTTCTCCTCGCCGACGCCATGGGCGCTCTCTCTTCCGTCCTCGTCGATGCGCTTGCCGAGATCGAGCCGCTGATCGTGCGCGCTTACGCCAGGGATGCTGAACGTTGACCGACCGCAATGTCTCGATCCGTATCGGCGTCACCGGTCGGGATGATGTCAAGCGCGCCTTCGATGATGTCGGCAAGGCCGGGCAGGACGCGTTCAACAAAACCGCGACCGCGATCGATGCCGCCGGCGCGGCGACCGATCGCGAGACGCAGCGCTTGCAACGCCTCGCGCAGGCGGCGCGCCAGGCCGCGAGCGCCGACGAGGCGCAGCGCAAGTTCAACGCCTTCATGGGCATTGGCCCGTCCGGTGCCGGTTCGGCACGCGACTCCGCGAAGGTGTTCGAGGAAGCCGCGAAGGCGACCGAAGACCTCGAAGCACGCACCAAAGCCCTGCGGGCGCAGATCGATCCGCTCGGCGCGGCGCAGGCCAAGCTCAATACCGAGCTTGCGGAAGCAAATGCGCTGTTCAAGGCGGGGACGATCTCCGCCCAGGAACAGGCTGCGGCGCATCAACTCGCGCGCAATCGCTTCGACGCAACCGCGAAGGCGCTGAAAGGGGTCGGCGACGGGTCGCGCTTAGCCAGCTATCAGGTCGTCAATCTTGGCTATCAGCTCAATGACGTGGTGGTCGGCCTTGCCAGCGGCCAACGCCCGCTCACCGTGCTTGCCCAACAGGGCACGCAGATCGCGCAGGTCTTCGCCGGCTCGGGAATGGGTGTCGGCGGGGTGCTCAAGGAGTTGGGCCGCGTCGTCATCGGGCTGGTATCGCCCACGATGCTGCTCGTGGGTGGCCTGGCCGCGATCGGCGGCACGGCGCTCTATGCCTATAACAGCTACATCACGGCGCAAAAGGAGCTTCAGGTCGCGACCGCCGGCGTCGGCCGTGCGGCTGGCGCGACAGTCGATCAGCTCAACCGGATCGCGGATACCGCGGCGAACGCCGGTCGCATTTCGGTCTCGGCGGCGCGCGACATGGAAGTCGCGTTTCTCCGCACCGGTCGTATCGGGGTCGATCAGTTCGGCGATCTGATTACGGTCGCGAAGAATTACGCCGCGACCACCGGCCAGGAAATCGACGCGGCGACGAAGGAGTTGGCCTCCGCGTTCGCCGATCCGGCCAAGGGCGTCGATCTCCTCAATGCGAAGGTCGGTGGCTACGACGACCGCACGCGGCTTCTCATCAAGACGCTCGCGGCACAAAACGACATCACGGCGGCGCAGAAGGTTCTTTTCGACGACCTCAAGCCGTCGCTGATCGACGCCGCGGCCACAACGACCGCGCTCGGCCGCGCCTGGGATTACGTCAAGCGCTCGGCATCCGACGCAACCGACGCCATCGGCCGCGCGATCGATCGCGCCACCGATCCGACGCTTGGGCAGCGGCTCGAAGACCTTCAGAAAGAGCGCACCAACGCCACTACGCTCGGGGGCCAATACGTTTCCAGCTTCATGGGCATGCCGGCCTTTGTGCCGTCGCGACCGCTGTCCGCCATCGATGCGGATATTGCGAATGTCAAAAGGCAGATTGCCGAAGTCGAACGCAAGGCGGTCGATGCGAAGGCGGACGCGCTTGCGGCGCGCACCTCGACAATCGCGGGCGAGCTCGGGCGAGGCCTCACGCCGGGCTTCAATGAGCTGCAAGCGCTCAAGAACCAGCAGACGCAGCTTGCCTCGGCGCTGAACGACCCGCTCGCCCGCCAGAAGGTCGCCGATCTCAAACAGGTCGAGGCAGCGTATGACGCCGTTTCCCGAGCGTTGAAGACGTGGCTCGATCCGGCCGAGAAGGCTCGGCGCCTGGACGAGCTTGAAATTCAGGCGCTCAACGCCAAGACGCCTGCACAGAAGGCGGCGATCGCCGAAGAACGCCGCCGGCTCGAACTCGCCGGCCAGGCGATCACCACGGGCACGGCGGAAGCCGAGATCACGCGCGCGGGGACCAGGGCGCGCGCCGAGGCGACGCAGCGAATAGCCGAACAATCGCTCGCGCTGACCACCAATGCACGAGCCTCCCTCGATGTGGCGAACGCCTATCTGCAAGGCGCTGCCGCCGCGCAGCAGGCCGAAGCCAAGCGCAAAGCGCTCACCGAAGCAATCCGCAACGGCGTCGATGTCGAAATGCGGGTGCGGCAGATTCTTGCCGACGAGATCGCGCAAACCGCCGCCCAATCTGCAAAATCCGTCGCCGATACCGGAGCGCAGGCCGACGCGCAGAAGCGGCTGAACGATGCCATCGCATCGGGCTCGCTCACCATAGAGCAGGCGCGGCGCCAGATGCAGGTCGAGCAGGCGCTCCGACCCCTGCTCGTCGCCCAATCGCTGGCGGAAGGCGAGGCGAAGGCGACGCTCACGCGCATCATCGATGCGCTGCGCGGGGCGTATGGCCGGCTCAATGCCGAAGAGGCCCGCAACAGCGCGCTCGGCCAGATCGAAACGCAGAAGAACCAGATCGCGCTTCTGCAAAGGCAGATCGAGCTTGCCGGCACGAACGAATCCCAGGCCGCGATCGAGATCGCGCAGCTTCAAACCAAGCAGCAGCTCATCCAGCAAGGCGTCGATCTCGGCTCGAAGGAAGCGCAGGTCATCATCGCCAATGCGGGCGCCATCGAGCGGCTGAACCAGCAGCTTCAGCTTGCCAAGGCTTCTCAGCAAGAACTCGTCAGCCTCACGGACACGACGTTCAATCACTTCACCGACCTGATCGCGCAAGGAAAGACCGACTGGCAGTCCTGGGCGGATGCCGGACGCGCCGCCATCCTCGACATCAACCGTGAGCTTCTGAAGCTCGCGCTGCTCAACCCCCTCAAGAACCTGCTGTTCGGTTCGAACCTGCCGACGATTTCCTCGGTCGGCGGCGTTCTCGGCTCGATCATCAAGGGTCTCAAATTCCACGACGGCGGTGTCGCCGGCCTCGATGGCCGGCCGATCATGCTGCCCGCGGCCGTCTTCCGCCACGCGCCGCGCTTGCATGATGGCGCATTCCTCTCGCCCGACGAAATCCCAGCCATCCTTCAGCGAGGCGAGCGCGTGCTCAATCGCAAGGAGGCGCAAAGCTACAGCGCGCGCGGCTCGGCGATGTCGCCCGTCGTCAACGTCACGATCCAGACGCCGAACCCGTCCGCCTTCCAGGCCAGCCGCACGCAGCTTGCGGCCGATCTCTCGCGCGCCGTGCAGCTTGGAATGCGGGGACGCTAAGCCATGCCGCAGCCCTTCCTCGACATCTCGTTTCCGAACGCGGTCGCGCGCGGCGCCACCGGCGGCCCCGGCTTCTCGACCAACGTCGTGACGCTCGGCTCGGGCGCCGAGCGCCGCAATATCCAATGGGCCGACGCGCGCGGCGAATGGAATATCTCGACCGGGATTCGGACCCGCGCCGAAATGCAGGCGGTCATCGCCCACTTCTACATCGTGAAGGGCCGCGGCTATTCGTTTCGCTTCAAGGATTGGAACGATTATCAGGCCGCCGACCAAGCGATGGCCGAGGTCACGCCTACCGTGTGGCAGCTCGTCAAACGCTACAATGTCGGCGGCTACGAGCACGTCCGCACCACCACCAAGCCGGTGCAAGGCACGGTCGCGATCAAGGTCGCCGGCGTGCCGGTCGTGCCATCCGACATCGACTATCTCACCGGACTGGTGACGTTCGGCTCTGCGCCGGGATCGGCGCCAACCGCCACGTTCGAGTTCGACACGCCGGTCCGCTTCGATACCGACAAACTCCCGATCACAGCAAATGCCTGGGATCAGCAAATCGTTTCGCAAATAACTCTGATCGAGGTGAAGGAATGAAGACGCTCGATGCCGGCCTTGCTGCGCATCTTGCTGGCGGCGTCACCACGCTTTGTCATTGCTGGCGCGTTGCGCGGAAGGACGGCGCAATCCTCGGCTTTACCGATCATGACCGGGATCTCGTGATCGATGGTGTAACCTGCAAGGCGGCCACTGGCTTCACTGCAACCGCGATCGAGGACCAGCTCGGGCTTGCGGTATCCAATCTCGATGTGGACGGCGCGTTGTCCTCGGCCGCAATCACCGAGGACGATCTCAATGCCGGCCTCTATGACGACGCGGCGGTCACCATCATGCGCGTCAACTGGCAGGATGTATCCCAACGCGTCGTTCTCCGCTCCGGCTTCCTCGGCCAGGTCACGCGCGGCGAGACGAGCTTCTCCGCGGAATTGCGCGGCCTTGCCGCGAAGCTCGATCAAAGCTCGGGGCGCGTCTTTCAGAGGACCTGCGCCTGGGAGCTCGGCGACACCCGATGCAAGATCGACCTCGGCGCTGCCGCACACCACGGCAGCGGCACGGTCGAAAGTGTCGTCAGTAATTTCGAATTCACCGCAAGCGGGATCGACTCGTTCGCATCCGGTGTGTTCAGCCGCGGCAAGATCGCCTGGACGAGCGGCGATAACGCCGGCCTCCAAGTCGAGATCAAAATCCATTCGCAGGGGACGCCCTCCCGGCTCTCGCTATTCCTGCCGATGCCGCGCCCGATGCGGGCCGGCGATACGTTCACGATCACCGCGGGATGCGACAAATCGCTTGCGACGTGCCGGGATCGCTTTTCGAACGCCGTCAATTTCGGCGGATTCCCGCATATGCCAGGCAACGACTTCGCTCTTTCGTTTGCCAAGCAGGGCGACAACAACAGCGGCGGGTCGCTTCGTGGTTAGCCGCACCGATGTCATTGCCGAGGCGCGCTCCTGGATCGGCACGCCTTACCTGCATCAAGCCTCGATCAAGGGCGTCGGCTGCGATTGCCTCGGGCTGGTCCGCGGTGTCTGGCGCGCGCTCTATGGCGCAGAGCCGGAAGCGCCGCCGCCCTATTCGCGCGATTGGGCCGAGGCGCACGGCCGCGAGACCCTCGCCGAAGCCGCCGGCCGGCACATGATCCCGGTCGCGATCGACGCCATCCGGCCGGGCGACGTGCTGCTCTTCGCCATGAAAGAACATTCGCCCGCCAAGCACTGCGTCATCCTGAGCGCGCCAGGCCGAATGGTGCATTCGATCGAGGTGCATCCCGCCGCCGAGGTGTCGCTATGGGCCGCGCGTGGACCGCGCCATCGGCTGCGGTTCGCCTTTTCATTTCCTAACCTCGCGGACTGAACCCATGGCAGCGCTCGTCCTCACCATCGGGGCCGCCGCCCTGACGGAAGGCGCCGCCGCATGGGTCGTCACCGCCGCAACCGCCGCTGCCGCGGTCGCCGGAAGCTATATCGACGCACGGCTGTTCGGTCCGGGACCGCAGCATCAGGAAGGACCGCGCCTCGACAATCTGCAAGTTCAGGCTTCGACCGAGGGCGCGCCGATCCCCGAAATGGCAGGCCGCGTCAGGCTCGCCGGCCAGATCATCTGGGCCACCAAGTTCAAGGAAGTGGCCAAGACCGAAACGAGCGGCGGCGGCGGAAAGGGCGGCGGCGGGCCGACGGTCACCACGACCACCTACACCTATTATGCAAATTTTGCCGTTGGTCTTTGCGAGGGCGTCATCGATCGCGTCGGCCGGGTCTGGGCCGACGGCAAGCCGTTGGACATGAACGGCGTCACGATGCGGGTGCATCGCGGGACGGCCGATCAAGCGCCGGATTCTCTCATCGAAGGAATCGAAGGCAGCGCCAACGCGCCCGCCTATCGCGGCACGGCTTACGTCGTGTTCGATAATCTTCAGATCACCCAGTTCGGCAACCGCTTGCCTCAGTTGACCTTCGAGGTGTTTCGGCGCGTCTCGGGCCTCGAAGGTCTTGTCGAGGCGATCACGGTCATTCCGGGCGCCGGCGAACGGGTCTATGACACCGTGGTCTCGACGCGCGATCTCGGCGGCGGCGCAACGACGCCGGAGAACAAATTCGCCGGCGAAGCGACGGCCGACTGGACCGTGGCGCTGGACGCGCTCCAATCCTCGCTTCCGAGCGTCAACACCGTTCTCCTTGTGGTCGGCTGGTTCGGCGACGATTTGCGCGCCGGGCATTGCACCGTGCGGCCGAAGGTCGAAGTCTCCGATAAGACGACGTTTCCCAATTCCTGGGCAGTCCACACGCTCACCCGCTCCACGGCGCTCGTCATGAGCACGGTTGGCGGTCGCCCGGCCTATGGCGGCACGCCGTCCGACGATTCCGTCGTGCGCGCGGTCCACGACTTGAAAGCCCGCGGGCTGTCGGTCGCCTTCTATCCCTTCGTGTTCATGGACATCTCGCAGGGCAACAGCCTGCCCGATCCTTGGACCGGCAACGCCGGCCAGCCCGCCTATCCCTGGCGCGGACGGATCACCTGCGATCCGGCGCCGGGCCGGCCGGGGACACCAGACAAGACTTCGGCCGCAGCCACTCAGGTTGCCGCGTTCTTCGGTTCGGCCGCGCCCGGCAACATTTCCATCTCGGTGGACGGCGGCACGGGCGCCGTGTCGGTCGGCTATTCCGGTCTAAGCGAATGGAGCTTCCGGCGCTTCATCCTGCATTACGCCAAGCTCTGCGCCGCCATGAACGCGATCGATCCCGGCGCGGTGGACGCGTTCCTGATCGGTTCGGAGTTGAAGGCCCTAACAAGTGTGCGCGACAGCGCGACGACGTTCCCGGCCGTGGCGAAGCTCAAGACGCTTGCGGCCGACGTGAAGAGCGTCCTGGGCGGTGCCGTGAAGATCGGCTACGCCGCGGACTGGTCGGAATACAACAACTATAATCCAGGCGACGGCACCGGCGATCTTTTCTTTCACCTCGATCCGCTTTGGTCGGATGCCAACATCGATTTCGCCGGCGTCGATCTCTATGTGCCGCTCTCGGATTGGCGCGATGGCAATGCGCACCTCGATGCGCTTGCCGGCGCGGCGTCGATTTACGATCTCGACTATTTGCGCGGCAACGTCGAAGGCGGCGAGGATTACGACTGGTTCTATGCCGATGCCAATACGCGCGATGCGCAGGTTCGAACGGCAATCACGGACGGTGCCTACAACAAGCCATGGGTCTTCCGCGCCAAGGACTTTCGCAACTGGTGGCTCAACCAGCATTTCGACCGTCCCGGCGGAATAGAGAGCGCCACACCCACTGCATGGGTGGCGCAATCGAAGCCGATCTGGTTCACCGAGTTCGGCATTCCGTCGGTGGACCGCGGGACCAACCAGCCGAATGTGTTTTACGATCCGAAGTCTTCGGAAAGCGCACTGCCCTATTATTCCCGAGGCACGCGCGACGACATGATCCAGCGCCGCGGTATCGAGGCGGTGCTCTCCTATTGGGGCGCGAACAACCCCGTCTCGTCCGTCTATGGCGGTTCCATGATCGGAATGGTCGCGGTCTGGACGTGGGACGCGCGGCCTTATCCGGCCTGGCCGTCGCGAACCGATGCCTGGGGCGATGGCGCGCTCTGGCCGCTGGGGCATTGGCTCAATGGCAAGATCGACATCGCCGATCTCGCCGCGCTCGTAGCCGAGCGCTGCGAGCGGGTCGCTTTCACGCAATACGATGTGGCCGAGCTTTACGGGATCGTGGTGGGCTATGTCCGCGACCGACCGATGTCGCCGCGCGCCGAGATCGAAATGCTGATGAATGCCTTCGCTTTCGATGCGGCCGAAAGCGAAGGATTCGTCAAATTCATGCTGCGGGGCCGCGCCGCCGGACTGTCGTTCAGTCCGGACGATTGCGTGCTCTCCGAACAGGGCGATCTCGTCAAGCTCACCCGAGCGCAGGAAACCGACCTGCCGGACATCGTGTCGTTGACGTTCATCGACGGCAGCAAGGATTATCAGTCCGGCACCGTGGCGGCGAGCCGCATCGCCGGGTATTCCGAACGCAAGACGGACGTGACCGTCCCGCTCGTCATGGACGAGGTCCAGGCGCAGTCAATCGCCGACCGCGCCCTCGCCGAAGCGTGGGTCGGCCGGGAAACATCGAAGCACGCGCTCCCGCCCGATCAGGTCGCGCTCGATGCCGGCGACGTGATCAATCTCGTCATCGACGGCAGGCCGCGCGAGTTTCGGCTCACCCGCATCAACGACGCGTGGTCGCGGTCGATGGAGGCGCAGCGCTCGGAAGCCGCAGTCTATGGACCGCCGCTGCCGGGAGACGCAGCTCCGTCGTTCAACCCGCCGCCCGTCTATGGCCGCGCCATTTTGGAATTGATGGACTTACCCGTGCTGCACGATTCCGATCCCGGGTACGCGCCCTACGTCGGCACCTCGGCCACTCCTTTTTCCGGCGCCACGCTGATGGACAGCCCAACCGGTGTGGATTATGCGCTCGATACCCTGCTTCCGATCCGCGCCACGATCGGCGAGACGGTGTTCGACTTCTGGTCGGGGCCGACGGCGTATTTCGATATCGTCAACACGCTTCGGGTGAAGCTCTATTCGGGAGAGCTCGCCAGTCTTGACGAAGCGACGATCCTGTCCGGCCGCGCCAACGCGCTTGCCGTCCGCAACGCCGACGGCGAATGGGAAATCCTGCAATTCGCCACCGCGACGCTGGTCGATGCCGGTGTCTATGATCTCACGGACCTACTTCGCGGTCGGCTCGGCACCGAGCATGCCATGCGCTCGCCGGTTGCGGCCGGCGCACGCGTTGTGGTCTTGGACGGCGCCATTGCGCAGATCGATGCCGCCCTGTCCGAGCGCGGCGTGGCGCGGTTCTACAAATGGGGACCGTCAAGCCTCGATCCGTCCGACATCGCCTGGCAGCAGGACACGTTCACTTCGCGCTGCGTCGGCCTGTTGCCGTGGTCGCCGGTGCATGTCGGCGGCATCCGCAACGGTGCGGGTGACCTCGCAATTTCATGGGTTCGGCGCACGCGCTTCGGCGGCGTCTGGGCCGATGGCGCGGACGTGCCGCTCAACGAGGAAAACGAGCGCTACGAGGTCGATGTCCTGAATGGCGCGAACGTGATGCGGACGCTCTCGGCCACAAGCCCGGCCGCCATCTACACGGCCGCGGAGCAAACAGCCGATTTCGGATCGCCGCAACCCGCTGTCGCGATGAAGGTCTATCAGATCTCCGCCACGGTCGGCCGCGGCTGGCCCGCCGCCGCAACCCTCTGAACCATCTCCCTTCAGCTAAGGAAAGAACGCGATGCCGACGCCACGGCTGGCGCTGCCCTATATCGTGCAAGGGCAGGCGCAGAAGGAGGTCACGCACAACGACGCGCTCGTTCGCCTCGATGCGCTCGTTGACCTCTACATCCTCGATCGCGACCTTGCCGTCCCGCCCGGCAGTCCGGCCGACGGGGACGCCTACATCGTGGCGGCAAGTCCGACCGGCGCTTGGGCCGGCCAGGCCGGCAACATCGCCTATCTGATCGACGGCGCTTGGCGCTTCTATGTCCCGGTCCGGGGTCTCATCGCCTACGTGGCCGACGAGCAGAAGATGATCGTCTTCACCGCGGGCGGGTGGGTCGATCTCGTAACCGTGCTCGCGTTCCAGAACCTCTCCAAGCTCGGCGTCCTTACCGCGGCCGATGCGACGAACCGTCTCGCGGTGAAATCCGACGCCATCCTCTTCAGCCACGACGACGTGACGCCCGGAACGGGCGATCTGCGCGTCACGCTCAACAAGAGCGCCGCCGGCAAGGACGCCGGCTTCATATTTCAGGACGGCTTCAGCACGCGGGCGCTGTTCGGGCTGCTCGGCGACGACGACTTCACCGTCAAAGTGACGCCGGACGGATCGGTGTTCCACATCGGGTTCACCGTCGATCGCAACACCGGGCAGATGAGGCTGCCGATCGCGCCCAAGTTCTCGGCCTACACGAATTTCGACAACTATATCGCCGCAAACGCTTGGACCAAGGTCCAGTTCAACAACCCCGACTCCAACGATCAGAACGCTTTCAGTGGGGCCAGCAATAGCTTCACGGCCCCATTTGCCGGCATCTATTCGTTCGGCCTTTCGCTGCGGTTCAAAGCGAACGCCACGGTCCCGACGAAAGTGATCGCGGCGTTCTACAAGAACGGCGCCGAGCTCGGCCGCGGCCGGGTCGTTTCCGGCGCACCGGTCGATGATGTCACGACCTTCAACCTGACTGTCCTCACGCCGCTCGCCACGAACGACGCCATCGACGTGCGCGTGAATTTCGCGACGAACGACGGCTACATCGAAGCCGACCAATCGCATTTCTGGGGCCACTACGTGCCCTGATCCAAGGCAAAGGAGGAGCGGATGGACCTGCAATGGTGGATCACCGTGATCGGAGTCCCGCTCGTTGGCGCGCTGTTCTGGCTGCGTGTCCGTGATCGCGACGATATCGACAATGCCATGCGGGCGCTCAAGGATGATCTCGCGAATTACAAGCTGCTGGTCGCGACCGGCTTCGCCTCAGTTTCGCATCTGAAAGAAGTCGAGACCCGCATCATGGCCAACCTTGAGAAGATCGAACGCAAGATCGATCGCGTGATCGATCAAAGACACCCGCCCGCCAAATAGCGCTGCACCAAAAATCTGCATTTCGACGAAAGCCCGCCATCCCGGCGGGCTTCGTCGTTTCAGGAGACCTCAACCATGCTGCCATCCCGCTACGGCTGGCTCGCGCGCGAGCCCGGCCCGAAAATGCTCGTCGAAGCGCTCAAGCTCTTCGGCACGATGGAGAAGCCCGGCCGCGCGGACAACCCAACCAT